CAAGAATTTTTTTGGGCTGTTATGCTGTCGCAACATTTAACTAACTGCCGATATTTAGCACCCATAATTTTTAGTTCATTACGAACCCGCTTGTATCGGTTTTTGCCTTGCCTTTTGCCTTTAGACCTACTACAACATTTTTAGGGTCTAATAGTCTCAAGTCATGCTCATCACCATTTATAACTTTGTAGCCCTTAAATGTTTCGGGTAATTCTTTACGAAATACAACCGCCACATTGCCACCTCGAGCCAATACTTCCATTGCCTTGTCATAGTTATCCTCATTTAGACTATATGTCAAGTGATAGTTTGGCGGATACTCACCACCCGCAAACTTCAAAGCCCTCTTTTGTATCTTAGTATAATCATAGAAATTTATTTTTGGAAATTGCGAAAATATCTCAAAAATTTCCCATGATATATCACTAGTTGTATTCAGTCTGCATACTGGAATATAACTATTTTTAGTACACCACTTCTCAAAATTTACAAGTTCCTTGAATAGTTGTTTCAAAAAACCAGTCCTATCTTGCATATAATATCTAGTCCGATTAATCCGCCCCTTGTCTTTTTGCTTTTGAAATACTGGGTTACCCGCAGTATGCAAACACGCAGACGCACAACCTTGACTTGCCATTGGACAAACTTGATACCCGCTTAGATTGTAAGGTGCTAAATTCAACCTTAAAATTCTATATCTCTCAAGCCCCTCGACTTTTATATTTTTATCAGTCTTTGGGTTGCCCTCTTTAAAAGTCAATCGACTAGGTTTATCATATGGCAAATCTAACTTGCCCATAATAAGCCCCTTTCTCGACTTGCTTTGAAACCGCTTTTATCTGGTATTACTCAAAGTCTTTTTTATTTCTTAATAAAAGTACCTTAACACACTTTTAAAACTTTGTCAAGTCTATTTATAATTTTATTTTCAATATTATTTTTAATATGAAAATATTTTGAGCCTTTACTCATCCCGCCATAATAAGAGATATGTAAAGGATTATAAACACTTGACATTGCAATAAAAGTATTTCTAGCATTAGTTGTAATTCTCTTTTTTAATGCTCGAGTTCTTTTATCTAGTCTTTTTGTTTTCATATAAGTAAGATAACACATATAAAAATTAAATCAAGTAATTTTTTTAATTTTTTTTAAAATAAATAGGGTTGACACCTCTAAAAATTTATGTTATAATGAAAGTTTTTGATTTTTTAAATGGGAATTATATATAAGAATTTATATATATTTTTTAGATATAAATAATATAACTAATATTTATTAATAATAATTAGTTATAAAAAATAGATATATTATTATTTTAGATATAAAAAAACCCCGCTAACAAAATTTGAAAGCGGGGCTATTATAGTTTAATTAAAAGTACTTATTTTAAAGGTACTGTTATTTTTTCAATTAGATTATAACTGATATTTTGGTTATTTGGTGACACTTTATAAAATACAGCATAACCAAATTGATTTGCTTTTTTAGTCAACTTATTTACAAAATTATAAGTAAGTGTCTCATTTTCAAAATACTTGTTTTTAGTTTTTGAAAGTTTATTTAAGTTTATCATTTTTATATATCCTTTTTGTTAAGTTAATATATAAGCTTTAAATCATATAATTAAATAGCTGTCAAGTATATTTTTTTAATTAATTATAAATTATTATTTCTATTGAATTTATTAGATTTATTGAATTTATGAGGGTCAAGTAATTTATAATATATAGATATGATATTTAATTTAATTTTGTTAACTAGTGAAATTAATTAAAAATTTTTTTATTTTTTCTATTGACATTTTATAAAATCTATGCTATTGACATATATGTTATAATGGGATATTTGTTTTTTTAAAATATGGCAAGATTAAGATTTACTATGCAACCCCTACGCTAGTGCCATAGCCCCTACCCGCCACATATATATAATACTCACACAAAATTATCAGATTTAAGTGTTAACTAGTTGGGGGTGCGTTACAGGCATAAAAAAACCCCACCGAGTTTGGCAGGGTTGTTGAAGTCTAAATATATAAAAAGGTCTGATATAGGTGTTAATGCTCCCGGCAGGTCTATATATATTATACACCCCTCTGCGAAATTGTCAAGAAGAAAAAAAAGTATTGACAAATGTTAACTAGAGGTGTATAATAGGACATATGAGTTTTTTACAAACACAAACAAACAACAACAGAAACCTTACAGAGCAACAACAGAAGTTCTTAGATGCTTTAAGTGGCGAAGCCCAAGGAGACATCAAAGCCGCACTTCAAGTTGCAGGTTATAAGGACACTAGTTATTATGCTGTTGTCAGAAGTCTCCGACAGGAGATTATCGACACAGCTAATACGATACTAGCCCATTCAGCACCTAAAGCAGCGAAGAAGTTAGTGGATGTTTTAGATAGTGATGAACCTATTCCACAGGTTAACGCAAAGCTACAAGCTGCCCAAACCTTATTGGATAGAGTTGGTGTTGCTAAAAAAGAAAGTATTAATGTTAACCACAACCATAGTGGCGGAATCTTTATTCTACCGGATAAAAAGGAAACTATTATAGATGCAGAACCGGTAGAGGTAAAAGAAAATGACTAAGGTAGCTTTTTTATTATTATTCCTTAGTTCATCTACTACACCTCAATACTATTACAAAGGTATGTGGTTTCACAATATGCAGGAATGTGAAGACAGAAAAGAACATCAAATAAATAAAATGTTGATGGAAGCAGAGATACAAGGTTTTAAAGATACATATATAGATGCTAGATGTATGGAGATGGACATAAAGGAGTTTAAAAAAACATTAGGTACTTAATGCTTACGAAAAGAAAAACATCTACAATACCATTTGGATATAAGGAAGCAAATGAAAAAGGTTTTCTTGAACCAATACCGGAACAGTTACAAGAATTAGAACAAACAAAAAAACATATTATTAATGGTTCACTATCATTACGAGGTGCAGCAGAACAATTAGAACATAAGACTGGTCGTAGAATATCTTATGTAGGACTAAAGAAGATAGTTGACAAGTCAAGAGTAAAAGGATTACTAGATAAAAGGGAAGTATAATGGTTGGCAGACCAAAGGGTTCTAAAGCCCCAAGGCATTTGTCTATGGAGACTAAGGCAAAGCTACAAGCTAGAAAAGAACTAAGAGATAAAGAAAAAGAATTAGCAAAGCTAGAAAGAAAGATAGCTAAGAAAAGAAATAATTTAAACGAAAAGAAAAAAGTTTTAACAAAGGTTGAACTGGCGGTTGACCCAAAGCGACAACAAACTACCAACAAAAATACAGTTCTTACTGAATCAGAGTTTAGTAAAGCACCGAAACAAGTTCGAGACTTTGTAAAAGAAAACAAAGAGTCCATAGTATTTAAACCTAATGATGGACCACAGACAGATTTCCTAGCGGCAGGAGAACAAGATGTTCTTTATGGCGGTGCTGCAGGGGGTGGTAAGTCTTATGCAATGTTAGTTGACCCATTGAGGTTTATGCATAGACCAAGCCACCGAGCATTACTTCTAAGAAGAAGTATGCCAGAGTTAAGAGAATTAATAGATAAATCAAGAGAATTATATACCAAAGCTTTTCCGGGTGCAAAGTTCAGAGAAGTAGAAAAGGTATGGAAGTTTCCCTCGGGTGCTACATTGGAGTTTGGTTATCTTGATAGAGATGCGGATGTGTATCGCTATCAAGGTCAAGCTTACAGTTGGATAGGTGTTGATGAATTAACACAATACCCAACAGAGTTTCCACTTCAATATTTGCAATCACGATTAAGAACAACAGACCCAGAAATAAAACCTTATATTCGGTGTACTGCAAACCCCGGTGGAGTTGGTGGACATTGGGTGAGAAAAAGATATCTTGACCCTAGTCCTCCTAATGAAGCATTCAAAGGACCAGATGGTCTAACAAGAAAATTTATTCCTGCAAGATTGGAAGACAATCCATATCTATCAGAAGATGGTAGATATGAAAAGATGCTTGAGTCTTTACCTCCAATCCAAAGAAAACAATTACTAGAAGGTAATTGGGATGTAGCAGAAGGTGCAGCATTTGTTGAGTTCAATCCAGAAATCCATGTTATACCTCCTTTTAAAATACCAGTCCATTGGATGAAATATAAAGGAATTGACTATGGCTATGCTGCCGAGTCTGCTTGTGTATGGGCAACAATAGACCCAGATGATGATACATTAATTATTTATCGTGAACTTTATAAAAAAGGTTTAACAGGCGAAGACTTAGGTAACATGCTTACTGAGTATGAACGAGAAGACCATAAAAGTATTCAAGGAGTATTAGATACTGCAGCTTGGAACAAGACAGGTGTGGGAGGACCAACAGTAGGAGAGACATTGGTCCGAGCAGGACATAAGTTAAGACCAGCAGATAAAAATCGAATTCAAGGAAAGATACAGATACATGAGTATCTTAAACAAAACAAAACAACAGGAAGACCAAGACTACAAATATTTTCTAACTGTGTAAATTTAATTAGAGAGTTACAAAGTATTCCTGTTGACCCTAACAAACCGGAGGATGTAGATACTAAAGCATCAGACCACGCATATGATGCACTTAGATATTTAATAATGTCGAGACCTCAAAAACCTTCGGCTTATAGTCAGATGAGAGAAATAAAAAGATTTACACCATCTGACCCAACTTTCGGATATTAATTATGGATGGAGATAGTGACGATATGTTCTTAGCAAATTTAAAAATGAAATCAAACATTATAGAAAGTTTAAAGTCCCATGCAAAAGGACATATAGATAAACATAAAGCTAATGTTGAAGTATTATTACAGAACCCTGCAGGTGTAGCAGAACATCCAGATGTAGTTGAAACAATTGAAAAAGAATTAGAGATAATGGCAAAGTATGACGACCAATTAAATATTCTTGATAAGTACTTCAAGTAATGCCAACATATACATTTAAAGATTTAAAAACTGGCGAAGAGTTTGATAAAGTCATGTCGTATGAAGACATGCTCAAATATAAAAAGAAAAAAGATATTGAGTATGTTATCAAACCATTTAAAGTATTTAGATTAAATGATATGGGTGGACCAGAAGATAGTTTTAGAGAATGGTGCAGACAACCAGAAACAGATATAGATACTAGTAAGTCTAAGAACTTTAGAAATTCAAAGAAAGAATATTTATACAGTAATGCCAAAGACAAGTAACCCAATAATTATAGGTGACAAAGAGTACCACAAGTATTTAATAATTTGGGAGGATATTTGCGGGGATTCAACGATTACTGATTTTAATGAGTTTAGTAAGATGTCAGTAGCTAAAATTAATACAGAAGCTTATATATTTAAGAAGACTGACAAGTATGTATGGAGTTTTGCATCATATCAGAATGATAATGGTGAAGTAGCTTTTGGGGATAGAAATGTATATCCTCGAAGTGTAATAAAGAAAATGATTAAGATTTAACTTGACAAAAGCATCAAGTAGGTGTATAATAAAGGTATAACTAGATATGGTAGATTACAAAGACACAACTGAACCTAAAGACGAAGAAAACCAAGAAAAACAACAAGAAAGTAATAGATTAGCTTCTTTTGTTTATGACAGGTTTATTACTTCTGAACGAGCAAGGCAATCTGATGAAGACAGATGGCTTGAAGCTTTTCATAATTACAGAGGTCAGTATTACAAGAATGTTCAATTTAGAGAACATGAGAAGTCAAGAGTCTTTGTAAAAGTAACTAAGACAAAAGTTTTAGCTGCATATGGACAATTAGTAGATGTATTGTTTTCTGCTAATAAGTTTCCAATATCAGTAGAAGAAACAAAAGTACCAGAGGGTGTGTCTGAATATGCTCACCTTAATCCTGTAGGAGAAAACTTACAAAACTCTGGACCAAGTATTGAAGGCGGTGCAGACCAATCACAACCATCAATGTCACCAGAGCAAATGTCTTTGGTTGGATTTGAAGGTGATGGTAGAGAGTTACCAAAGGGTGCAACATTTACTGGACTTCAAGAAGATAAAGAATTTTTAGGTTCACTTAAGAATGAACTAGGAGA